ACCATCAACTATAATCTTTATCCCCTCAGAAACCATGTCTTTACCCGAATCCAAAGCTTCTACGTCGGCTACCCCGTAAGCACCTACATATGAATTGCCGTTCCAAATAACGTCTTTGATATCTTCAGCAAAATAAAGAGTGCCAGAATCAAAGAAAAAGGTTACCAAAGTCCTAACATCTACATTCCCTTTGAGCAAATCAATCTGTTGCTGGGTAAAATTCCTAGACATTATACTGCCGCCGTTTCATAATTAATGTATTGAACAGCTTTGAACGCAATGTGTCCAAAATTCTGTACGGTGTCTTCGGGAGTTGTTGTATTTGGTAGTAAACGCATCTCAGCTGCCGGTCTCTCTAGTCTAACAGGAAAAGGTGCCAACGTGCTGAGTGCTGGAGGTCGGGGAGAAACGCTGATATCTCCAGCACCGCTTCCAGGCACAGTATGCGATATGTACACCCGATATAGATACCAGATATTACCATCCTTAAAAGAGATATAGTCTCCTCGTTCTAACTGAAATCCTGCAGTAGCTCCTGTATAGGATAAGGTAGAATTCGCAAAAGAGGCACCTGATATAACCATTGACCCCCAAGGAGTCGTTCCAGGCTGAGTAACGTATTTAATAGGCATAGAACGCCTTGCATCATACCCCAGAAATGTACCTATGGAACCATCCAACGAATCAAGCCAAGCCCGAAGAGTTCCGTAATCTTCAGGTTGCAAAGACGTCGTAGACCAAGAACCTACCCACACCGGAGATGATCTTCGAATAACTTGACCGCCCCCAGAAATCTGCGGATTGAAGACTTCATCCCTTAAGATATTAAACGTCATAGATACCATTTTATTGGGAAAAGGCATCTCGATAGGATATCCGGAGACATTAGGATCTGTTGTAGGTCCGATAGTCATTAAGCAATCCTCCCTTTGAAGATGCTTTCATTAACACGTCCATCGATAAGATTTGGAATTTGAGCCTTAAACTCTTCCAAGTCTCTCTTCGATTCAAGACGCGCCCTTTCGACTGCTGCCCTATCAGCTCCACGGGCATCGATATTCTGGGAAAGACTGATGTTTATTGATCGTTTGCCTCCCGAATCGCCTCCTAGCGGGGAAGAAAGGAAACTTGGAGGTATTTGGGACGGCGGCACTATTGTACCAGAAGCTCCAAATAAAAGCTCAGGACCTTTCTCCCCAACCAGGAAGACTTGACGTGGATTAACTGGACCGCCTTTAGCCTTACCACCTCCAAAGAGACCTCTTATAGTTCCGCCTAAACCGCCACCAGAACTACCTCCTAAAAGACCTTGCAGGAAGCCTTGTAAGGGAGCAACTATCAAAGTTTGGATAATGGAGGTTTTAAGTTGGTTGATAATACCTTTTAACGCATCGGACGCGCTTTTTGTACCATCTATAATAGACCCCAAAGAATTGGCTATTGAGGAAGCAGCATTATCCCAGATAGCTTCGAATTGCTGAGCCAATACTTTTTGTTTTGCCACGCGGTCTTGCTGTTCTGCTAAACGATCAAGGGCAGCTACGTATTCGTCTGCAGCTTTTCGAGCGGTGCCTGCAGCAACTTTGTCTTTTTGCAACTTCCTGAATAAGGCCTCACCTGCTGCGGCGTTAGCGGCTCTTTTTGATGCCAATGCAGCGGCCCTGGTGCCATCAGTTCTTAAAAGACCTTCAGTCCTTTTAGCTGCCTCAGTTCTTGCATTTAACTGGGCGGTTTTGAATTGAGCATCTTCCAACGGGGTCTTCTTCGTTGAGGTACTTATGAAGTTAGAAATAGTATTGCCTAGTTTTTCTTTTTGCCTCACAGCATTGGCCAAATTTTCTGCCAATGTTCCAGCAGCAAATCCAGCATCGGCCAATATCTTAGCCAATTCGTTTTGTTGGCCTTGTGTTAAGTTAGCAATATCCTCTTGGGCTTGTAGCAAAGCTTGTAAGTTCTTGACAGCCTCGGGAGTGGCTCCAGACCCAATAGCTGATTGAACTTCCTTAAGTTGCCCTATCTTATTAATGGTTTCCTGAATCTTAAGCTTGAGGCTATCAAACTGCGAAATTAAACCCTTCGTGAAATCGATTTGATCCGCCGTTTCACGAGTCGAAGCCAAAGCTTTGGCCAAAGCTGCAGCTTTTATTGAGGCTTCTTCTTCGGAAGAACCTAGCTCAATAAGTTTGGCTTTGAAAGCTGTTACTACACCTTTATCCTCCAAAGCTTTGGCCAAAGAGTTTCCGGCTTCAATCCCTTTAGTTTTAATCTCCGTCAAAACAGCTGCCAAATTGCTTGCTCTGGTTGCTGCGGTTTCAAGTTGATTGTTAGTTCCCTCGAAAGGATCTTTCCCGTCAAGAAATTTTCTGACTTCGGCATTTACGTCAGAATAACCCAATCTTATCTTAGCAATGGCTGAAGCAATATCTTCAACATTAGCATTAACAGTAATGCCTGAGTTGGCTAGGATAGTTACAATCTCTTCTAGCCTTTTTGAATTAAGTCCGGCAAGTTCCCTTTTGACAGAAAGGATTTCTCGGAGCAAACGAGCTTCACCTTTTGAACCTCCTGAAGCTATCAACTTCTGAACTTCCTTAAGGTCAGTAAGCTTATCGATAACCTCTTGCACACGCTTTTTGAAGGTTTTGAACTTTCTGAGCGTCTCGGCAGAAATCAGGTCTTCTTCTAATGTCGGTTTGCTGAACAGCTCTTTGAATTTTGCTATTACCGGATTCAGAAGTTTTAAGGAAGCCCTTAAAGCTTTTGTCTGAGCATCCAGTTTGCCTAGTTCTTTAACATCCTTAAAAAATCCAACCGGGAGATCACGTGTGCTGAAGCCAGTAGTTCCTGCCCTTAGCCTATCAGCTATAGCCTTTGCACGTTTCCGATTTTCAGCAATAAGTGTTTGGGTTGTATTCTTTTCCCGCTTGAGCCTTTCGAACGTCTCCTTGGCTTCTACCTTATTACTTTCGCTGAGCTGTTTGTTTGTTTGGATAAATGCATTGGATGTACCTATTAGTTTTTCCAGTGCAGTATCTACGTTTTCAGCCCTCTTTCTAAAGAGGAGGAATGTAGCAGCAGCAGTAACTACGGCTGCTCCAATTTTAAGAAGAATTGCAAAAAGTTTCTCTCCAGGTATAAGAGCCAACGCAACACTAAACGCTTTGACAGATAGCTCGCCAGCTTTTACCGCCGTAGTAAATGATATGAATGCAACTTTCAAAACCCCCAACAAAGCCGTAGTTCTACCGATTATAAGGGTTGTAAGTTTCATGTTGGTAATGAAAGACAAAATTGCCGGAAGATATATGGTAACCATAGCTACACCGGCACTGGATAAAACAGCTATGATGTTCTGCATATTGTTGGCAAAGAAGTTTATGGCTTTTGTTGCATCGTCCAAACCGGAAGTGAAGATTTGGGTAATGTGAGTAGATTTACCAAATTCCGTTGTGGCAAAGAAAGTGGCCGTCGCAAGTTTGTTAAGGCTTGCAGTAGTTGAAATTACCTTAGCATTTGCATCAATACCTAGGTCCTGTGTTAGCTGTTTAATGAACTTAGGTAGGAAGTCAGAAGAAACAACTTTACCAGCTTTTAATAGTTTGTCGAGTTCTTTGGTAGTCACCCCCATTGCTCGCGCGGCCGTCTGAAAGGCGCCGAAAAGTCTATCACCCAATTGACCACGGAGTTCTTCTGCTTGAACTGTTCCCTTCGAAATCATTTGGGAGAAAGCTCTGAAGATACCTGCAGTATCATCAGCAGTCAATTCTAACTTACCAATGACAGTAGTCATACCAGAAAAAACATCTTTGATCTGCGTTGAGGAAAGCGCTGTGTTTTTGGCCGCCAAAGCAAATTCAGAAAAGGTATCCGCGGTTGTTTTGAAGGAAGTACCTGTTCTATCAGAGACTTCCCGAATGAAGTCGATCTCTTCTGCCGCAGCTGCTGCGGATCCTTCAACGGTCTGGAATCTTTTAGTAATCCGACTTAAGATACGAGAGTTCTGAACACCTGCAAAGCTTAACTTAGCAAATGCCACACCCGCTAAGGTAACACTTGCGATTAACCCAGCAATAGCAAAGGTAGTATTATTTGTTAGGGCTGCAAAGGCGTTAAAGCGAGCACCAATACCAGATAATGGCCCCACAGCTAGCACAGCTGCAGAACTTAATTCCCGCATAGATATTGTAAACTTATCGACAGAATCTTCTGTTGACTTTAGACCTTTTCTCCAAGCAAACAAGTCTCTTTTGCTTTTGTTGATTTCCGCGTTGAAGATGTTCAAAGCTCTTTTCGCTTTGAAAGGCTTTAGATCCTTAAGCGTTAGGGATTTGGTCAGTTTTTGGAAGCTGGTAGTAGTAGCATCAATTAGCCTTTTGGGACCGGAAAGTCCCTGAACCGTAGATTTGAAGTCCAAAACCTTTTGTAGAGCTCCCAAAATGGCAGATTCTTGAGAACTCCAAGCTCTGACCATTGCATCATTAGAACGCTTGTTCTTTTTTGCTAGGACATCAAGAGAGGCGCTGAGAACCTGTAACTTCTTCAAACTCTCTTTTAACTTAGAGCTATCCGCCCCGAGACCAAATTGTACATTACCCAGATTAACCATGTTTTGTAGACTCCAGGCGGCTTTTCTCTTTGTAGAAAGCTAACCACCTTCCAAGCTTATCTGCTGTCCAATCCAATACAACTTCTTCATCCACACCCAATTCGTTGGCAATATACATAACAGAATAAAAAGTGGGATTCTTTCTTAGTTTTTTACTTTGTCCGGTGTCTGAGGATTGATGAAGGCAGACATGACTTCGATGATAGTCGACAATTCAGCATCATATCCGAGATCGAGTAGTGTTTCCAAGTCAGAATCTTCAAAGACTTTTTCTCCTGTTTTAGGATCATACGAATTTTCGATAACGGCAGCAGCCAAGAGCTGAGAATTATCAGTTCCTTCTAACTGGTTTTGTGTTGCAATCAAACTGCGTAAAGTGGGCTGACGCAATTCAATGTCAACGCCATGGAACGAAAGAAGCTTCTTCTTGATCTGGGCATTAGTCAGAATTTGTTCCCGAAGGGACTTCTTTTTCGTAGGGGTAGGTTTATTTGACATTTGGGCCTCCTATGTCTAAGTCAAATACAATGCAATTAAACTGCGATAGGCTGACCAATAGCTTGGAATGTAGCAGCAAAGTCATTCATAACTTCCAAGCCACCGGTCAAATTCATTGAAGCGACGAGAGCATCCACTTCGAAACCCGACACTCCATCGGGAAGATACCTCAGCTTAATCGCGGTTCCATCTTGCCAAGAAGTTAAAGAATCCCGGATCGCGATATTCAAAGTGGTTGTAGCCAAATGCTGCCAAGTAAAGGGAGTGAGAAGATCTGCAACGTCAGGAACGTTCAGATTAAAGGTAATATCTTCAGCTTCCACATCCCCGACATTACCCGATTGGGAACGGTCGGACAATTTGAAGAAACCTCGGGCAATACTTTTCCCAGTACCGTCAGGATTCAATTCAATAATAAATTCACTGCGGCCTTCAAGCAAAGCTTGGAATCCGTTGGCTGCCGCATAGATACCAGAAGCTGTAAGGTTCACTGTCTTGAGTCCTGCAGTAAAGAACTTATAACCTCCGTTAGTTTGTGCAATATCGAAATCCGTTTCGTCCTTCATGTTAGCGGATTGGTTGAGGGTAAAGGAATTTGCCTTCCCCACGCTGGCTAGCGGGAAGTAGTTACCATCTACTGTGATGGCTCCTGAGGGAGTATAGCTATTGGCAAAAGTAACTTGACCCAACAAATAATTGACATTAGCGATGTCGGTAGAGTTAACAGCCGTACCCGTGTCTTTGAAAGTGAATGTAGCAGAATGATCCCAAAGATTCCTTGAGGCTGTGTCTATTTGGTAAGTTTTACCCGAAAGCAAAGACATACTCTCCGCCACCATAGAAGTTGATGTACCTGACTTCTTGATGGTTGCAACATAACCCGCGAAGCCTTTGTACAAGCCGTTGGCTGTAACCTGGGGAGACAAAAGACCAACCTCTGAGGATGCAAAGGATTGACCGAAGATGGTATCGTCGATTGAGCCACCCGCATCTTTGAAATCACCAGAGCTACCGGGAAGAGTACCCCAAGAAGTACCTCCGTCAGATGAAACTTGAATTTTCTTGGCCATTTTATTCTCCTAAAGCTTAGAGGGATTGGCGGTAAGTTCCAGCCGCCGGTTCGAGGATAATTTGAAAGTTCACAGACATCTGCAATCGATTCTTCGGATCATATCCCAAAGAGCTGATGTCTGAACGCATCGTAATGCTGGTCCAACGATCAGTTCCAATTGTTTGGGAAGGTAAACCAAGTAAAGCATTCTTGACTTCCTGCATCTTACTGTAGATTTCTTGGTATTGACCTGGAGAACCTCGCCCAAGAACTTGAACTCCGGGAAAATCCAAGAGAAATTTCGGGTTTGGGGTAAGACCTCCTGAATCAGTTACTACCAAAACGGTATTAGGGGTGTCAGGGGCTTTACCCAAGAAAATTCCCCAACCTGTAGAAGCTGCAAACACTCCTACGCCTGCAGTAACCAGAAGATCTTTAATCACAGAAGCTGGGGTGGTCACCTAAATAACTCCCCCAATTTTTCTTCTATCCGCTGAACAACATTCGTAAAGTCCTCATCGAGGGCCGCTTGTAAAAACTTCGAACGGGTAGGAGGTTGGTGTTCTTGGTCCATGCGTTCATGAACAAAAGGTGCATAATCAGGAACACCCCCTTTACCGTATCCCATCACTACCGTACCGTCTTTAGTGATTTCCAGAAATCCGCTGTCTCTCAAAGTTCCGAACTCTACTGGAACATATTGCTGCGATAAATCAAAGGTTGGTTCCAGAGCACTTCGGATAATTTCCGGGGTTACACCTCCGATGAAATCCAGGAAGGCCTTATATTCTGAAATGACATCTTGCATGCTATCGTGAACAGACTTTTGAAAGGCTGCTCCAGATGCACCTGAAAACCTGTTGGTTCTGATGGAAGCTCTGAATTTGTTACTCATTTTACCATAGCCCATCGTTCATATGTAAGACTCCTTAAGTGGGGGATCTTCACAAAAGCTTCAATTCGTTTAGCTCCCGGAACAGTTGTAGGATCCGATGAAGCAGAGTTTCCCAAGAAAAGGTATCCAAATACGCCAACATCCTGATCCAGAAAAATTGTGGCACTGCTTATAGCCTCTTCTCCAGAAACTGATAGAAACCTTTCAGCTTTTTCTTCCCACCTAACGGACAACGAAACAGGAGGATTATAATTGAAACCCCCTTCTCCGTTGGATCCTTGATACGCCCAATAAGTAGCCTCCTGATTCCTTTTTGAACTATCAGACAACACGGAACTTGGCCTTTACAGATCCAGCACCTTTGGAAGCAAGAATTCCTTGAGAATCCAAACTCATTACCTGCTGACCATAAAGTGTACGACTCAAGCCTTTGGCGCTGGAATTAACTCCTGAGTAAGTCTCTTCGGATTGTCCAACCCTTTCTTGAACCAAACCACCTTTATCAACAGCAATCGTATAAAGATGTGCTGCCAAATAAAGTTTGATCAGTCTGAAGCGTTCTACAGAGTAACCCGAAGTAGCTAGGTCCTCATCCACCTGAAGATTTGCAGCAGACACTTCATTCGAAACATCTACTGTAGCGTCTAGGCGAAGAAGAGACCTAACTTCAACATCGGTAATTGCTGCAGACATTATTCAACCTATTGACTCCATTACGCAGACTTGGCAGCAGCAGGCTTAGCAGACTTTGCCTGTTTCGCCGCCTTGGCTTTGTTGAGACGCTTGGCGGCCAATTCGTTTTCTTCTTCAACTTCCGCAGCATCTTTGAAGCGGTCTTTGAAGGATTCAAACTGATCAGCCGTTAGCGGAACAACATCACCAGCGTGAGCAGTCACTCGGTTGCCATCACTGTCAACATAGTTATGACTGCCGGACAGAAGAACACATTGGGTTGTATTAGACATTTAGACCTCCAGATTAAGAGAAGTGAACGATACCAGAGTTATTCTGGTAATCCTGGCGAATCTGGGGAACCATGATGGCAATGATCTTGAAGTTCAAAACCATACCGCCTTGAGTTTCCCAATGAACGATTGTCGGCTGAATGCCATCAACCATCCGTACGACATCAGAAGTCATCTGAGCCAAGATAACGTTCGATCCAGTCAAGTTACTCGATGGCAGGATCGCAGAGATTTCAGGAATCTTCTTCAGACGCTCTTCGATGGTCACATCACTGTTCGTCTTGAAGTCATCGCCCAAATGCACATAAACTGCACGAGGAATGTAAAGGACGTACGGTCCGAACATGTTGTTGGAATCCATGACACCAAGCATAGACAGGAGATCACCCAAAATCTGAGTCCCGGAAGCTGAAACCCACGAAGCCGTAACAGATCCGGTATTCCGATGAACTGCGGTGGTGTAACCATCGATATTGCCATTGGACGCTGAAATGGTAACGCCGCTGAACAACAGCCCTTCGATACGTTCCGCAACCAAGCGGGTAGCCAACTCGGCTTGAGTGGTGTCAAGAGGTTGGCCGGTATCACGTGAAGCAGCAAGGGCGCGGATATTGAGATTGAAGCCCTTGTGAATAATCGGAATCGGCATAGACGCCAGATCGAAATCAGCACGATCGTTTCGGCCTGGAGTAACCCCAGACATGCTGATTTCTGCCGGATCCATGTCGCTGATTTCTTCCCATTCCAAACGGGTCTTACCCATGGCATTAGGAAGTGAATACTTCAAACCGCGACTCATAAGATCCGCTACTCCAACGAGACGTTGTCGGGCAACAGGAACCAAAGCCGAATCAAAATGAATCCATTCATCCTTACGAAGAACATCGTTCGTACGGAGGGCGTTGATGTCAAAATTGCTTGACAGCAACCTTGTTGCTACATTACCGCTGGCGGAAATGCCGGAGTTTCCGGATTTGATAAAATCCAATTGAGCAGGCATAATTGATCCTTTCTTTGCTCGTGATTACATAATTTCGACGGTAAGGAAGACTTCGGTGCCGCCCGCAGAATTATCGACAGCTTCAAGAGCCATAGCACAAACCGACCCAGGACTGTCAGAGATTGCGACGAATTTCTCAACCGTACCATCCGCAGCGAACTTCAAAAGATCACCGATGACAACCGCAGCAGCTGTTGGAGCAAGTCGTGCAAGAACTTCTGCCCCGGGAGGCATAACTTCGTAGACCACTTGATCGTTAGCGGCATAAGATACAGTAATACCGCTGCCGAAGAGTTCATTTTCGACGGCCACAGCAGCTGGAGAGTGGCTTGCTGCTGTGGCTTGCTTGATCACCTTGCCGGTGGCATCGAGAGTGACAAAATGTCCAGGATTAACAATTTCAGCAGCAACACCCTCTTTTCGGATGCCGCGGCCTTTAACAAGAATGGTATTAGACATCAGGTTCTCCTATTCAAAGACTTTGGGGGCCACAGGAATACTTTCGTTATCTTCCTGGACTTGGGGGGTTGCGAGACCTTCGAAGTTGGCTTGATCGAGACCCGAAAGCTCGACAAGTTGTTGAAGTTCTCGCAATGTTTTGGAATGAAGCTCTTCAGCTGTGAAGGAACAACGCTTGGAAGACTGCAGAGTCTTAATAGCTTTTTCCTTGGTTTGCTCATGCATAGCTAAGCTGCTGCGAAGAACATCCCGGAAAGACACTGGAGCCTGTTGAATATATTCCTCAACAGTCATACCGAGCTGTTCGACCGACTTAATGGAAGTTTTCGCTTGAACAGCCTGCTCGATTTGAGCTGAAAGGTCCTTGACTTCCGTGGGGGTTGAGGATTCGGGAGTTGAAGTAGCCGATTTGTATGCCTGAACATCCGCCTTGGCTTCTTCAGCTTTTTTCGTTCCCTCAACCTTCACTTCAGTTTTAGGATCTTCCTTTTTGGCAGTATCATCTGACATGACAAATCCTTTTTGGTTAACAGAAGGGGTAGTAGTGGAGTCGTTCGCGGGCTGAATAGGAACGACATCAAGAGTAACCATCACAAGTTCGGGAGAGCTTGTGAAGGTCACTGCGAGATTAGAATCAATAATAAAGTCTTGACGGAAAACTTGAAAATCTTGAATCTTCTGGTTCAAGGATTCATAAACAACGAATTGGTCATTGAAGGCAATAACGTAAGGATAAAGGAGGTCAGTGTTCTCAGCCTGAATGTCTAAAGCTACGTTCAAAGCCTTCATGACATTAACACTAAGGAGGCTATCGGCCACCTTATTGCATGAAAGCCTCCCAACCTGCATTAGCGGGGGTTCTGATGGAGTAGCAGGCGCCTCCGTTACTGGCGCTTGGGTACTTTGGCAAGTGCATTGTGTCTCGCCAGCCTGCTGGTTAAGTCTTGGGGCGCCACAGCCGTCTGCAACAGAACAGGCACCCGTTTTACTAAGATCGAGGATTGCCAAATGGTCAGGGACCACATTGGTCCAAACTTGTTCGTAAACCCTGTTCTTGTAGACGCCTTTTGCTTCGAGAACGTCTACAAACATTCCGGTTGAAACTTCGACTACTTGGCCTGACATCAACGCATCGAAGGTTTCTTGAGCCAATTTGCCCAAAGCCTTTATTCTTTCGGGATTGATCCATGCTTCGACTTTGAGTTTTGGACCATCCCGTCTTGCGTTGAAAACAAAACCCATTTGGTATTGTTCTAGTACATCAGGTGAACTGGCTGGTACAAAGCTTTTGTCTTGTTCGGGGTGATTCATCACTACAGGAACCCCGTTCCAAGCATCGGGGTATTTGGCAAACACATCAGCTTTTGCCAATTCGGGAGCTGAACTGTTGGCTCCTTGGATAACGGATTGAACCAAAGCAACTACCGGAATTGCTTTATAATCAACACCCATATAGGTTTCATCACGAATTAGTGATGTATCGGCTTGGAGATTAATCTTTATGCTGTTAAAGATTAACGCATCAGCAGAGCCAGTGGTTAGTTCTGGTTCTGGTCCCGGTCCCGTAAGAGCCGCCGCCGTCGCCGATTTATTAGTCCTGAGGTACATAACCTATCCCATTTTTCTTTAGTATAACTCAGCAGAAACAGAAAATCAACGGGGTTTTTAATAAAAATTAGGTCCACATTAAGTCTTCTGGTCAATCTTCAGATAACCCTTGATGTGAGAGATATCTCTCGAATTTTCCTGAGCCTCTTTTTGGAGAGTTTTATGTCCATCAATAAGAATATCCAGTTTCTGCTCAACTGAAGCCCATTTGTGTCCAAAACCAAAAGCGGTCAAAAGTACAGCACAAAATCCACCCACGAAACCTACCAAGAGTTCACCCTTAGTAGCCAGTAATTCAACAAATGAAGGCGTTTGCATAATCCATATCCTTATGTTAGTTCAATGATAGCTCTGGCCTCATCTACCGTCAAAAGGTCTTCTCTTACCGTCAGTGCTTTGGCTGTGTTGATAAGGGAACGAGCTCTTTGGGCATTAGTTTGGGCACTTTCCAAAGGATTCATCAAGAAGGCACTAGGCCAATTGATCAAATCCTTGTCATTAGGAACATCGGGAAGTAGCCCGTAAGAAGCAAATCTTTGGATCAAGGGAGCCACAATCACTGGCTCACAAAAAAGCTGCCTGCGTTCGCTGATTCTTTCCGCCCAGTTAGCTCTGTCTTGGGTACTCGCTAGTTGACCGATTTCAGAACCAACCAAAATACGTCTCGGAATCCCTGTGGTCCCAGAGATAACTGAAAGGATCATAGCGAATGTATCACGCGGGTTTGGCGTGTTGGAACCAAGGTTATCAATCTTTACCCCGCGTGTTCTGATCACACGGCGTAAATTGTGAATGTATTCATCCAGTTCAGCTTCAAGTGCCGCAGCATCGTCTTCATTTAATTCCATTTCTTTGTCAACATCTACTTGAAGACCCCTGTTAGAAGTGATCCAATAGGTTTCAGATGTACCACCCACAACCTTTAATAGGTCATCAAGGTAGTTGTTGACAATTTGAAGTCTGGGAATGCCAAAGATATTGTCTTCCAAACAGTTCTCAGCAATGTGAAGGATTCTTGTCCAATGAATCTTAAGCTTCTTCCGGTTAGGTAAATTAGCAGAGATGTTTGCTGCATTGAGTATGGACGCCGCGGCTGATGTTACGGAGTTGTTGTTTTCTTGGCCTGGGTTGATTTCATACAGCAAAGGCAAACCGAAATGACGAGATTTCGTATCCTCATCCCATTTCTTGATTTGAGCTCTAGAAGCCCCATAAGGCTGAACATACAACAAATCCGTCACCTTATTGGCATCTACCGGGGTAGAAAGGTCACTAGAGTCATCGAATCCTAACAGAAGGACTGAATAAGGCTCAATTCCCACTAACTTATCGGCTCTGCTAAGGGCGTTATAAAGCTTCGACTTGTAAGCCAATGCATCCCAGCTTGTACGAAGTTCAGAATCAGCCAGTCCAATTTTTGGCGGATTTGCCCAGATTGCATTAGGAAATGCATCTACAATGCGGCTAGCAATACCTTCATGTTCGTATCTGAGGCGGAATTGCTCAGTTGTGGGCTTCTTATTGTATCCAAAGACCGCATAAGTATCCCTTTTACCCCCGAAAGAAAGACCCAGGAGCTGATTAAATGTATTCCTGCTAATCAAAGACATAAGTCACCTTCACTATCGTCGGCCAAAAGTAGCCCCAGAATAAAATCTGGCTTCTTTTTTGGCAAATTGTCTGCTTTTTCTTTTTCCCCAGACAGGAGAGAAGAACTTCCTGGCTACTAGTTCATTGAAGGCCATAGAAGTGACATCTATCTGGTCATCGTGCTCACCACCAGGAAATGTTCCGAATTCTTCGAGGTAAGCTGCATTCCAAGGACCTTTTACCAACGAAATTCCTCCGGCTTCAGCAGCAGCTAACATTGGTTGAGCCCTAACCTCTTTTGAGGTCGTAGCTCGTATACTCTTAACAATGTGGTGAGGCAAAACATTACGCTTAAAGTGGTCCACAAGTTGTAAACCTGAAGCTCCTGGCTCTTGCTCAATAAGGATTGAAGTATTCAACCCATCAAAGTCTGCAGTAGCTTTAACCAATTGTTCCACTTGCCCTGCAGAGAATTGTTTTCTTAGGATGTTGACCAAATACAGTTGCTGAGTTTTTGAGTCAAAAGCAAACAGACCCCCAACCGTGTAGTCACCTTCAAGTGCAGACGCCGCGAAGTCCCAGACGCGTAGGTATTTACAAAGGTGGGGGTAAGGAACTTCATCCACAATGTGTAACCATTCGGGGTTTGCTAATTGAGAGGTTTCATCTACGGGAGTTTGTTGGTAAAGAGCATTAAAATAAACGGTTCCCAAAAGAGCCTTATTTTCAATCAGTGATTGTTTGCTAATCCGTTCAGGAAACAGCGGATCGCCGACAGCGCGGCCTAGAGGGTCATTAGGTTCAGCCAATCCTGGAAACCGAATGTATTCCCAATCCTTAGGGAATCGTTTGAGAATTCGACCAATGAGGTCATCGGAATGCCACCGAGTAGCCACAATAATCACAGAGGCTCCTGGTTCAAGACGAGTCATCGCCACCGTTACAAACCAATTCCATATCTGGTCTCTGAATGTGGGGGATAAGGCTTCCTTCAATTCCTTGATGTAGTCATCAACCAGAAGAATGTCTGCACCACGACCCGTAATTGCCCCGGACATCCCAATAGAAGTAACTGACCCTCCGCTGTCGGTTTCGAACTTGGCTACTCGGTTACTGTCTTTTTTGATTTGGGATTTGAGTTGCTGCTGGTTAGATTGCAGGATATTCCGAATTTCACGCCCAAAGTCTTGGCTCAAGTCCGCTCCGTATGAGGTAACCATGATTTGTGAGGAAGGAAAATGCTCTAAAGCCCAAACAGGCGTCCAGGTAGACAAAAGTGAGGATTTTCCATGTCTTGGAGGCATAGAAACGATTATTCGACCATTTCCCTTTGCAATCGCTTGGGCAACTTTGACCGAAATGTAAGACAAGTGCTTTGCCGGAATCCAATTTCCTTTTGACAAGTGAACAGCCAAAGTAGCTGGGGTCAATTTCCAATTGTTTGCCAAGCTTTTTAAGAGGTTTTGAGCGTTCACCTCATCCGCATAAGAGGGGGCTGCTCGTTCCACTTTTGAAGCGGCTTCAATTAACTGTTGTTCCGGCATATCGGCCCTCTAGCGGGGGGAAGGTTAACAAGTGCTATGTTGTGGGCGTGGGCGTGGGCGTGGCGGGTGTAGGCGTTGTGGTGGGCGTAGTGGGCGTGGTGGGCGTGGTTTGCTCGCCATGTTCGCCGTGCTTGGCATGCTCGCCGTCTGGGTTCGGGTCTTGGGTAATGGTAAGTTGTTTCTGTTGTAGTTGCAGCACGAGGGATTGAGCTTCTGCAGCCAATTGTTCGTCTTGCAGAAGAAGGTTGATCGAATCCTGTTGTTCTGTGACAAGCAGGTTTCCGCTGATTTTGGCTACCTGCTCAATTGCTTCTTCAGTTGAGGTCGCTGAGGTGATCAGGTTTTCACAATTGGCTGGAATTTCCAAAGCTTCCAGAGACAGGTGGGACAGGTTTTTCATCATCCGCACAGCTGCATCTGGTTCTACAAAGATTTCGTCTTCTTCCTCGTTGGTACCAATAGTGATACTGTCGAAGTAGGTTTCAAGTTTCTGGAGGACCTTCTCTGAACGACGAAATTGGCTGTTCTTAGCCTTCGACAGTCTTTTGAGGTTCAGTTTGAGAGTCGCTGTGGCTTCATATAGGTCATAAGCCTTAACTCTGGCTTTCCAACAATACAGAAAGAAGTATTCTTGGAGAGTTTTCATGTCTTGCTTGACAATCGGTGGACCTTTTTGGGGGTCCAAAGAGTTTTGAGGTTCATCCAGCAGACTTTGGAAGTTTATAGCTGCGGAATTGAGGCTGTCTAGTTGCCTCAAACCTTCAAATTCGGGCTGTAAAAGGTAGCTTTCGAAGGCCTGATAAGCTTCAAGTGGCTCAAAATCGAATTTGAACCAGAGGGCTCGTCCATCCTTTAACTTCGGAAAACCTTCGTCATAATCCAAGTGAATCTTGGCGGTTTCTATCATTCTGAGCCTTTCTGACTGAGAAAGGTGCTGATAGACTTCGCCCGCAGGTAAAAAGGCTGGGTTATAGATGTATAAAGGCAGACCAAGCGTATTGACTGGCGTGGTTGCAATAAGGTCCTTAAGGATTTTTGGCCGAGTGAGTAGTTTGGGTTTGGCCTCTTCGATAACGACCGCTTGCGATGCTTGCTGTGAGTTGGTTTGCATTTCAATGGCTTCAGTGTATTTAACCCTATGACTTCATTATATAGTGGATTTTCTGTAAGAGCAAGAGGGTTAACTAGATTTAATTTTTTGGGATTTTTTTTTGACATGTTTGGGTTGTAGTTTGCCTTCGATGCCTCCGATGCCTGGCATGTCTACGATGTTTGGGCCGGGGGATGAGATTTTGGGAAATTTGGGGTGGGGTGTTGGGGAGGCTTGCAAAAATTAAAAATCGTTACCTTTCCAAAATCAAAAATTAATATATAATATAATAATAATAAAAAGAGAGCGAATAAAGCTTCAATACTAAAGCAGCGAAATGGTTTCGCTGCAGGCATTAAAGGAGATAAAAAATGCCAAAAGCAACTAAAGTTTCCATCCCTTCAAGAGAAGAGTTGGAAGAGCGCTTCGACACCGTAGTGGCGAGGATTGTATTCCTCGCAAAGGAGTTGGGGCATGATAGGGAGGCCGGCGTCAATAAGACGTCAGCCATCGCAAAGCACCTGGGCATCAGGTACCAATGGGTGCGCAACGAGCTCCTGCGTAAAGCGCAGAAGTAACCCAGGGAGAACGAGGGACCGGTCGAAAGATCGGTCCCAACTTCCTACAAGCAAAGGAGAGTAAAATGACCAAGAAACACTCAACCGAAGTTGAGCAACTGAGGCTCTTGCTTCTCAAGCGCCTGGAGCTCATTGTATATAGGGACTTGGAGGTACTTCAAGCCACTGAGGCCCTGCGAGCTGAGGATCGGTGCGTCGACATATACGATACGATCGTCGACCAACTGAAGAGTGTTGCGGAGAACATGTACCGCATCTAACGACGACTGAGGACCGGTCGACCAACTAAGCCGGTCCTCACCTTCGCCGACAACCTTAAGCCTAAGGCTTAGGGAATCCTCAGTATGCCTTGAATTCAGCGTAGGCCCGCTCCTGAGCTGACCGGAGGAACGTTCGTGTGCCCGCTCGGCGGTGAGCCTGTCCTACGGACCATTCATTAAAAAAATTTAATAATCGACCGTATTGTGGTCACTTAAAAAATAATATATAATAATTTAATAATAAAAAGAACGGAAACAATACCGTTATCCGTCAACCGACCGAAGGAGACTGGT